CGTCTAATGTGTTTTGGTGTTGATCTCCTTGACCAGCGATGTAACAACATCCTGGCTAAATGGGGTTCGATTACCGGCGCTTTAGCAACGCTGGACCTTAGTATGGCTTCCGATCTTATCTCCACAGAGGTGGTTTACCACCTGTTACCCATTGATTGGGCTGCGGCTCTGGCTTATGGCCGGAGTTCGCACTGTGAAGTAGAGGGAGAGGTTGTGAAGCTCCAGAAGTTCTCTTCGATGGGGAATGGCTTTACTTTTCCCCTCGAGTCACTCATTTTTTACGCGCTGGCGAAAGCCGCGTGTGACGATGAGAATGACGCGGTGAGCATATATGGCGACGACATCATAGTCCCGACTGAGAAGTATCAGCGGGTGGTGTCGGCCTTACATGCGGCAGGTTTTGAGGTTAATCTCTCGAAGTCCTACCACTCTGGACCGTTCCGCGAAAGTTGCGGGAAGGATTACTATTTGGGTGTAGACATACGGCCCTTCTATCTTAAAGATAGACTGTCCGGCCAGGCGGCTTTCATCCTTCACAATTATTACGTGAGGAAGGGCCTTCTTGAACCGGCAGCTCTCATCCTATCCCATATATCAGAACCCCTTCGATTGTGGGGTCCTGACGGTTATGGAGACGGTCACCTTATCGGCGACTACCTCCCCCGGCCAAAGGGCAGGGGAAAAGGGTGGAGTGGGCATACCTTCGACACGTATACGCAGAAGCCTCTTAAAGAGTTTGCTGTCTCTAAGAGGGGTGACCGCGTTCTTCCGTGTTACTCGATCTATGCGGAGGGACCCGACTTCGGCCTTGGCCAGAGTCGGTTCCTTGATCCGCACAGTGAGCGACCCATGGCTTTTCCAAGCTATCGGGCGCAATCGGCGTTCTACCGAAACGAGGTACTCGGGGTGAGCATTCCCGGGTACAGAGGGTATAAGCGTATATCAATCTACGTCTTGAACTAACGTAGACTACCTGCAATCGGGTGCGATCTTTGTCGCACTTGGCGAAAGCCTG